CCATTGGGGTCTGCAAATCCCGATGTTCTTGTAACTGTCCCACTTGATGCATCAATCCACGCCCCATTTGAAAATGTTTGAGAATAGGTTAACATATTCCACGGCGTAACCTCCACCAACCCCGCACTATTTATTCGGGTTCCGTTGGATGCTCGAGTGAATGATAAATCCCCGCTTCCGTCGGTTGGGACTGCACTATAAACTTTGTCTTCGGCGTACCCGCTCGGTATTAAAACTAGGGAGGCACTATTTAATAAGTCGCTCATTTTATAAGTTGTTTAATTTGTTTAACAAACAGCTAACGCCTTCGTAATAACCGCCGTCGGCAGTTACCCTAGCTTTGTACGACTTTACAATAGGCCAACCTTGCCCTAAATATTGTGCGCGTCGTATGCCAATGCCTAATGCGCTTATTCCTATCATTTTAATATGCTATTACTGCGCCTGAGTCAATTACAAACCCCGTAATTTTAAAGCCTTTGCCTGCTGGCAAGTACGCGCCCATTTGGAAAGTAATTCCAGACATGCCCCTTGCCGATAGTACGTTGGTTCCGCTGGCTGCGTTGTCGCCTTGCACTGTGAAACTCGAGAATACTGTATCTGATTGAACGCTTAGAGCGTCGTAACTAACGCCCGTAACTGTTGCCGCTGCGTGGTATTTAAAACCGTCGTAGCCGCTTACTATGTCTATTGATGCTTCTGCCATGTGGTAAAATTACAAAAGGCCCCACTGTGGCGCGTTAACAAATTACACGCTCCCAACAATATACCACTGCACGCCGTTACTTATAATTGTCTTGCTTTGGTATAGCGAGTTCATTGTAGTTGTAGTGGCCCCGTTTATATTATACGTTCCGCCGCTTATAGTTACGACGTGAGCCGTTGCCGTTTTTATAAAATAGTATTTTTTGCCTTTACTTTCGGTTGCGTTTGGCAGGTTTACAACTACGTTGCCGTCCGTGGTATTACAAATAATAAGCTCGTAGCCGTTTGTAATTGTATGCGTGCCGTTTGTATAAGTTACAGATGCGTTATGCTCTTGCAAGTGCCACTGTACAACCTCGCTGCTATCGACGTACTCGAGCATAACCTCGTAACGAGTGTTAAGCGTGGGCTGAGTAGTTGGTGCGCCGTCGGCGTAGTTAACAAGGTCCTCGAGCACTTGGTTAGGCACGTTCTGAATATAGCCGCCAAGGTTTGCAATAGCTTGCTCTTGGTAGTTTATTCTGTCCGATAATACTTGCGTTCCGCTTTTGCCAATCCGCTGCCCTTCGCCGCTAGTAGTTAGGTTAATATACACTGGGCTCACTGCAAGCCACTCCCCCGCCCATTGCTCAGCCCTTGCAGAATATTGAACGCCATTTAATAGCCAAGTATAATTATCAAAGTATAAAGATTTAATAGGCGAGTAGGAGCCAGTATCTACCCAAGTGCCTTCAATAACTGGAACGAAATTCGCATAAAGTCCGCTTAAAGTTTTGCCTAGCATTGCCGTTAGCGTGCCGTGTGTTATACCGTCAAAGCCTGCAAACCAATCTGTTTCTAAAATTGTATTCGTTCCATCGCTTACAAATATGTTGCCGATAGAAAATTTATTTGGCGCGGTGTAATAGCTTGCCTCAATTTCCACAGAGTTACTATTAACAGAGCTCGAAGCACTTGGGTAAAATGTTTCTGCTAAATCATAAACAAAGTCAGGATTTTTATAGCTAGAAGTATCGGCAAAGGCTGTTTGAATAGATCCCCAAAATTGCTTATTAACCAATGCAGATGAACGCCACCCCCTTAACTTTGAGTAAGTAATTACAGCGGCCTTAACGTAATCAATTTTAACATACAATTTATCAAAGCCTATCGGTGCGGTTGTTAAAGATTTTTCAAAAATGACATCTACCCAAGTGCCTAAATTGTCTACTGTTATTTTTTCTACAAGCTCGCCCGTAGCAGTTGCAACCGCAACCCAATATCCCGAGCCGTCGGCTTGCATTTTTGAACCTGCTGAATTTTCAATCCATACTATTACATTCATAAAAGTACGGTCCTCTTTCATGGTTCCACTGGCTCGGTATATTTCAGATTTAGAAACAACCCTAATCCGCATTGGTGCGGTGTCTGGGTTTGAGCCTGTGGGTATTTCAGTTGCTATTAATTCAAACGCTGCCGTACTTGCACTATTATAAGCTCTTACTTTACGCAAGCCCATCTGTCGCTTTTGGTTAATTACCAATTTTTGTACAGCCGCTTGGTAGTATAGTGAAGGCTTAGCCATCCATTCAGGGCGCGCGTGGCTGCCAATGGTTTGCCTATGCGAGTATGTCTCACTGGCTAAATATTGCATAGTATAGGAGTAACGCCTATAAGCAATAGTGCTAGCTACATAACCATTGGCGGCAAACATCCAATACCCTGCCTTATCCTGCATGAATCGAGTGCCTAAATTGATGCAAAGATTTTCTATTGCCTGTTTGCAATTAATCATATTTAACGGGTCGTAAATTCCGTTTATAATGTCAATAGATTTAATGTCTTGGAAAGGGTCAAACTCTGGCAGGAAAGTATTAATATCTAAATAAACAATATCTAAACCTTTGCGGACGGCGTGGGTCGCATAAATTACAGTAGCATCGTAAAAATAATAGCTATTAATTCCAAGCGTTACCCAATAATTATAAAGCTCTAAATTCTCTAAGCATTTCCTAATTAAATAAGTGGCCGTAATTTTGCCGTCTGTAAACCAAGCCTCTTGCACGTTATAAGCGTCTAGCAATTCTAATCCGTCTACCGCTGTTAAGTCAATAATAGGCTGAGCTTCTATGGCCTCCCTTAGTCGTGTCATTTGGTCTGCCACAATACGCCCAATAAAAAAAGGCACATTATCGCGGTATACTATTTTAGTCCAATAGGTTTCTAGATTAGTTGACAAAGTTACAAAGTCGTCTAATACTATTTGGCTAGGCATTACCCATTGGCTTGCTACCTTTGAGGGCCTTATTGGAGACTCGTACCAAGCTGAGCCGTTACCTTGTATCTCTAAATCAAAACCGTTACCAGCTAAAGTTAACTCAGTGCTACTATTTAAAGCTTCTAGTTTCGTGCTTAAACAACTGGCCCCCTCTTGGTATCCACCCGCAGCAGTTACTCGAGTTGCATACGCGCCGCTAATTATTTCGGGCGTGGTTCCGTTTGCGCCATCCCACAACTCTACCCTGTAAGTTATATTTTGTATACTCTTAAAAGAGCCGTAGTAAATTCGTGCCATTATCCGCGCTTGCTATCTTTGTTATAACGCTCTAAAACTATTGCCAAGTCTCTGCCTTGTATACTTGTAGAAGCAATATAACCGCTATTGTTGCCAGTGTTTAACATTCCTTTTAACTTATCTAACGGAGCTATAACTTCAGGGTTATTGCGAGCGTTAGGATATTCACCCATAAGGCCAAGCGTTGGACCGCTGACAATACCACCCTCTGCAAAGGCTGGAACTGACGGCCCTTTTTTCATAGACGATTTAATAGCCCCTCCAATAGCAACCAATGCAATACCTGCAATCAATGCCTCTGTCGGGTTTGCAAATGCAGTTTGCAATTTTTCAATACTTATAGCATAAGCAATTAACATTTTACCAACTTGCGACATAAAGCCTCCAAGTGCAGTTAATATAGCATCGCCAAAATTTGCTAATACGTCTTGCTGCCCAGACATTGCACCGCCAATAGCTTCACCAAAAGCAACTGCAATATCTTCGCCCATTGAAGCAATGGCGTTACTTACGTCCGTCATTAACTTATCAAAGTCTTGTACTATTTGCGAAAAAGATTTTGGGTCAATTTTAACCTGAATTAAAACAGGCGCAACCGCCGTGCCTGCGATCATGTTAGCCCCGCTAAATTGCTTTGATTTTAAAGCGTCAGCAGCGGCTTTTTCTTTGAGCTTTTTATTGCGTTCAATGTTAAACTGCTCCGCATCGTTAACGCCTTTGCCGTGGTCTTTTATTAATTGCAGCTCTGTCTCTAATTGTTTTTTACTAAGCGCAATATTTTTCGTTACCGATTTGTCTTTAGCCGCAATCTGGTTGTCTAATCCCTTTAATACAATATCGTTTTCTAGCCCTTGTATTGTCTGCGTTAAATCTAATTTTGATTGGGAATCTTCAGCTAAAGACTCTTGCATAGTTCTCAAAGACTTAAGCCTTTTATTCATGTGCTCAAGTTCAATCTTTGCAATATCTGCCTCTGTCTTGCCCGCTAGTTTAGCCTGTTTTACTGCAACGTCTTTTCTATATTCTAACTGCCTTTCGACAAATTTTATAGCCCTTTCGTTACTTGATTGTAGACTATCATTATATTTCTCTTGCGCATCCTCGGCAGCTTTTGCCGCCTCTGCATTGCTTTGAAGTGCAGAGTAGATTAATACCAAGCCCGCAATAATAGCCCCCGCTCCAGTAGCTAATAAAGCCGCAGAATAAACACGCGCTGCAACCGTAGCCTGACCTAAAACGTAAGTTTGTATTTTAGTTGCCGCCGTACTTAGGCCTACCATCAAAGCGCTTTCCGCCTGCAAGGCATTTTGTACCGCCTGCAATCCAGTTACTAATGCCATCGCCCCCTGCAGCTTAACCATTGTAGCCTGCAGTTCTTTATTCTCTCCGCCAAATAAAGCAGCAGCTCCTTGCGCAACTCCAAAACCTCCAGCAACCGCTTGCACTCCACCGAGCACCGCATCCAATCGCCTTGTGTCACTTGAAAAATACCCCACCTCAGCCCGCGCGTCGCCGATTGAATCCTTCATGCGGCCCGCCTGTTTAATTATTTCATTTGCAACGCTGGCAAACTCTGGCCCTAAAGCCCGCGCTTCCATTGCTAATTGGGTTAACTGCCTTACGCTTCCCATTGTAGGGTTACGCGTAGCGATAGCAGCCAAACGCTCTTCCATCGACTTAGCCGACTTCGCAACCTCTGCACTCATTTTGCCGCTGCTGCTTTGAACTACTTGTATAGCCTTGTTAAAACCTTCGCGCAGTTTCTCAATGTCTGCACCGATTACAATATTTAAACTCTTAGCCATTACCTAGTAAAGTTAATTATATAGTCCTGAGAAATTTGGTATAAACCCGCAAAGGCTGCCGTATCTTCGGCGGTTTGTATTTCGTTATCAAACTCTATCGTTTGGCATTTAATCCCGTTAAAAGTATTCGGCAAAGTAACCGCCTCAAACGCTGTGCGAATAGCTGAAGATACCGACTCGGCACTTGCTAAAGTAATCCCGTAAGCATTTACTTGCACCCTTACAAACTCCGTGCGACTATGCCCTGACTTTGTAGGGTTAGGTATGTCGCTAATTAACTGGTAACTCACAGCAGGGAAAGCGCTTTCCTGTGGTATTCTAACGGGGTTTAACCGCGTAGATATTAGCGCAGTAAGCGCCGCGTTGTTACTTAGGATGTTATAAACTATTTTATTTGCGCTCATGCTTTGGCGTCTGGGGTTAACTTATCAAAGACATGCGAATATAGTTTTAAAGCGTCGTGTATTGATAGGTAATCGGACTCCTCCCAAGGAAATGTTAACAGCCGTTTGGGCTCAATAGGTTTCTTTAAGTGTGGAGCCATACCCGTAGCAACCGCCCAGCGGGTTATTTCCCAATGGTTTCTGTACTGCTGCTGCTGAGCTTCGCGCATCCCATCCAATCTTAAACGCCAATAGCGAGGCGTAGAAAGTAAAAACTCCCTTTCACTCATTGACATTTCGCCGTAAGCTATGCGCTCAATCTTGCGCCAAGTTAGCGGTGCGCCTTCGCCCTTGGCATTTACTCCCCCGCCTCTTCGTCAGCAGGTGCAAAAAATTCTGTAATTGCAGCCGTAAAACCTTCCAACGCTGGGCTAATCTCTTGGAACTTTTTAATCGCCGCGCCTAACTTTTGAACTGTCGGGTAAGGCGTTGGTTTATCCTGTGCTTCGTAACCCTCCAAGATTCCGTAAAACGCGCAGCTTAGCGCAAAATCCATAGACTTGGCTAAGTCCTTTTGCAGGTTTAAATCCGCAAAGGTTTCCATCCCCGCAAGTTCCATAACATTGCGAAGGCTATTCATGTTAAATAAAAGGGGATGCTCAGCACCCCCGATTTTTATTGTAGTGCTCATCGCACAAATATACTTAAAGTTTTAAACTATTACGCAACAGTTCCCAAAGTCAAAGCTCCAGAACCCTGCAAGGTTCCCGTCCAAGTTGCTTTGTCGTTGTTTGGTGCGCTAAGGCTTAAGCTGCTAAAGAAAGCAGTACCAGTATATTTTTCGTCGCCTGTTACGTTTGATGTCATTACAATAGTAACTAAAGTACCCGCTAACAAATCTGTTACCAAATCTTTGTATGACATTTGCCCAGCTCCAACGCTAGAGTCATCTTCAAAAATTGCCTCCACATTTAGCGTGTAGCCATACTCGCCCGCAATAAATTCCTTTGCGCCTGCGCTGTCTTTTGAAGTTACATCAATCATGTCCTTTGAAATGTCGAGGGAGTTAGAAGTCGCGTTTGCGATTTTTTTAAGAGTTCCGCTTACATCTTTAAAGATGCTTATAAGCGTGCCGTTTACTGGTCCAGTAGTTGCCATTTTATTTGTATATTAAGTTATTTTTTTTTGCTAGTTTAGCGAGTATTTTATCTACTCCGTTTATAATTCCTTCAATTACCCTGCCCGCGTTTTGGTCCAATGCAGGGCGCATAAAAGGCCGCGCTTCAATAATGCCAGTATAGCGGCCCGTTTTTTCCTGTATACGCCCAACTGTTCCAAATTCAAACATTGGGCCTAGGTAATTATTGTAATATTCTTTGCGCAATCCTATCAGCACTTTTGTCTTATTGTCTTTGTCCTTTCCAGTAATAAAGCCGATGGACTTGGCAAGGTCGCCGCTTTCCTTTGGAGCTAGATTTTGCGCCGCTTGGATTATTGGCATTGCCTGAGCTTTAAGCATACGCTGATATTCTGGGCTGTCAATTTCTGCACCCATCGCTTTTAAAGAGTTAATAACCTCTGCGATATTTTCAACATTTGCGCTCATTCTGTTAGTTCCGTTTCCAACTTCAAATATAAATTGCGCGCTATGTTTGCAATGTTAACAATGTTATGATTTAGCCCTGCGTCAACTAATCTGTCCTTAACTCCGATTGCTGAATTATAGCGGACGGTATAATAAACTATTTGCTTATGCTCGCGGCGGTCCGCATTTACTTGCTCGGTTCCGTTTTCCTGTTCTACGCGCTGAGCCCAAGCCGTAGCGTATTGAGTCCACGTCTGCAATTTTTCGCCTGTATTGGTGTCAATGGTTTCTGCATAACTCTGCAAACTAACTAGTACATCCATCGCGCCCGCATTCATTACAGTATAATTTGGATTTTGTAAGGGTCTAGAAGGTACTCAAAGCCTAGGGCCATCGGTGAGTTATTCGCTCCAATCGTTACGGCATTCCTATTGTCGTAATACTGACCTACCAATAACAAAGCAGCGTGTTTAATCGCCATTGGAAATATTGTATCGGGGTCAACTGCACTAGTTCCAACTGGATTAAATCCCTCAGATACTTCGATAATGTATTTAATTGTATCGTCGGTAATTGAGTCGGGCGCGGTATTGATAAAGATATTTCGCGTATAGTTGCCCATTGGGTCAGGCGCTACTATCCAATCGCTGCCTGCAAATGCTGTTACCGCTTGGCTAGAGTTTACATAGCTCACAGAGTTTACAGCCAATACGCGGCTATTTACGCGCAGATAATTGCCTGAAGGTATATTGAGCCCATTAACGGGATTGATTAGCGCAGGCGAGCCCGTAAAGCTATCAAAGCCGTATTTTGCCGTACCCTTCTTAATCGAGTAGCCCAAGTAATTGCTGCAAGTATCTACGGCCATAGAAATAAGCCCACCAATATAACTGTCATCGTCTGAGGCAGTAACGCGCAAATGCTGTTTAGCGTCGGCCAAACTTAAGTAGTCTGTGGCGACATTTGCAAAGGCTGTGTATCTTCTACTTTTAAACATTATTCGGCGTCTAGTTCGGTCTCTGGGTTAGTCGGTTTCTTTTTACTCACTTTCGGCGCAGCCACAATTTCAACAGCCCCAGCCTCAAGTAATAACTCGGCCTGCTTTGTTTCAATGTCTACCACTTCGCCCAAGTTATAACTAAGGTTAAAGTGCCCTGTTGGATTAATCAAAAATTTTACTAACATTTGGCCCGAGGGGGGTACAGTCAAGACCCCCCACAGCACTCGGAATTTAACGCCCCCGAGCGGGCAAGCTATTAGGCTACGATGTCCTTACAAACTGCGAAGGCCGCAGGATTCAAAAGGGCAGTATCCAAATAAGCGTTAAGAACTACGTTAGTCAAGCCAGCAGTAGCACCAGAATAAGGGTCAACTGTCAACTCCATTCCGCCCCAGTTTGCAACAGCCATTTTAGAGAAGTCTCCAAAAATCAAAGCTGACAAAGTAGAACTAGAACCTTTAGACAAATTGCTAGGAACCAAGGTAGTAGTTTGAACATTGTAACCGTTCAAATCAGTACCACCCGCAGGCCAAATGAAATTACCTTCAACGCCTGAAGATTGGCGGCTAGTAGTTTGCAATTTAGCTTTTACAGTTGGGTTAGTCAAGTAAGCAACACCGTTACCGTTAGCGTTCTCTACTGCTTTCATTAAGTTAACAACGTCTGCCCAAACTGGAGCTGCACCGTTGGGGTTTGTAGCGTTAGAAGCTGCACCACCTGCAAAAGTTACGTTAACGTTAGCGTTTGCGATAATACCAGTAGGCTCATTTGATCCACCGCCTTTAATAGCAGCAGTTTCCAAAGATTGTGCCATAGCATTAAGCAACCAATTACGTACGTACCCGTCAATGCTATTAGATGATTGTAGCATAAGCTGGTTAGATACCTGAATATAGGCAGCCAAACGCTTAGGGCTCAAAGTGATTTTGCTGAAGGCTGGGCTCTTCTCAGTAGCAGAACCATTTTCAGTATTCCAACCGGCTGAAGGCAAAGTGCTGGCCGTTGGTAAATCCAAGTTCCCAACCAACCCGCTCAAACGCTGTACGCCCAAACCTGCTAAAACAGTTTTAGGTAGCAAAATGTCGATAATAGAACCTACTGAAGTTTGGATATTTACGCCACCTTCAGAACCCGCGCTTCCGCCTGTTGCAGTCATATCGCGCTTAAATACTTCAGATGGGATTTTAATAGAGTGAGCAGAAACAGAAACTCCAGAACGCTGGAACTCTTCGCCACCCATTGCAGAAAATTCACCCTCAACGCCTTCACGACGGCCAGTAATAGCCATTTCCATTGCGCGTTTGAAGCTGTAATCTTTAGCCATGTTTGACTTTTCTTTTTCCTCGCTACGGCTTGCGCTGTGGCCTGCTGCCTGAGCTGCAAGATTTTGCAATTTCTCTAGGGTTTCAACCTCTGCTTTAATCGCGCCTAAACGGGCTTCGATTTCGCTTAAGCGGTTGGTTTCAGTGTCAGCCATAGAACGCGCTTCACGCTCGATAGTTGACTGCAAGGTAGACAATTCGCCGAGCAAACGTCCACGCTCTTCTTTTAGGGCTTTAATTTTATTCATGATTTTTGTTTTTTTTAATAGTTTGTATATCTGGCTAAAGCAAGTTTTAAAATATCCGCGCTTACTTGGCTTTGTTTTGCGGCTTCAATCTCTAGCTCTTGGTCTCTTATTGCTGCAATGCTGCGAGCGTCTGCCTCTGTATCTTCATAAGCAGGATAAGTAACTGGGCTAACATCATAAAGACTGTCAATCATTGTTATTGAACGCTTGCCCATGCTGCCGTATTTTTCGCTTTCGCTCCAGTTCTGTTCTTTAATTGTAAAAGCAAATGAGCTTTGCGTAATGTCTCCGCGCATAATGCTGCGAACTACTGACATGTGCGTAGGGTTCTCGTAATCTGGAACCCAAGTATATTCTAAATTACCGTCGCCATTTACAAACACTCTGCAAGTGTCTGCTTTTGTGCGGCCTAAAATTAAATCGGCTTCGTGATTAAATAAACAACGGATATCGTAATCTTTGCTTAAAGCGTTATCGAACGCCCCCGCCATTATAACCTCCTCAAAATATCCAAGGTCAGTAACTGAATTAACAACGGCAGCAATTCCGCCGACTTCTTTAGGCATACCTTCGCCGTCTGCTCTGGTGTGAACGCTGCCCGTAATTGTGCGCCTCTCTTGTTTCATTTTAATTATTTTCTAAATTATTTACGCC